CATCATTTTATTGGTAATGCTGATAAATGGGAAACTCGCTCATATAAGGAGAAATGCATTCATTGTGGCAAAATAGTCCGTAGAGTTCAAACTCCAAAGGAGCGCCGACGCTACTGTTCTACAAACAGAGATACAATTCAGAAATAAACGCAAACAGAAAGGAATGCCGTGATAAAAGCATTTTCTCTTTCCGATCTTCCTGAACTTGAAAAAAAACATAAAGAAAAAATGGATGCCGCATTTGAATATGACGAATCGGCGGGGTGGCTAACGATCAAAATTGCTTACCCGTATGACATTGAACTTGCGCGAATAAAAAACAAGTCAATGCTGCTCACCTGGATTCTACATCTTTGCGAAAAACGATGGATGAATACAGAATACTTGTCCGAGTTTATTGAAATTGTTTGCAAAATAAAAGGATGGAATCCTCACTTATCAATGTAATTCAGAAACAAGAAACAAACCAACAAGGAGAAAGCAATGAAGTTCACATCAGGTAAAATTCAGAAACCGCAACGTATCGTAATCCACGGACCGGAGGGGATCGGCAAGACGACACTCGCCAATCAGTTCCCGGCGCCGGTGTTCATTGACACCGAGGGTTCGACGAACTCGATGGATTTGAAACGGATGGAATGCAAGTCATGGCAGGATATTCTTGATGCCGTTAAATGGCTCAAGACCCAAAAGCATAACTTCAAATCCGCAGTATTCGATACCGCGGATTGGGCTGAACGCTTTTGCGTCCAGTTCCTTTGCGCCAGAGATAACAAGACCAGCATCGAGGGCTGGGGCTACGGCAAGGGATATACGTTCCTGTCCGAAGAATTCGGGCGGCTTCTCATTTCTTTGGATGCCCTGATTGAGTCCGGGATGCACGTTATCTTCGTTGCTCATTCAGGCGTCAAAAAAATGGAACTTCCCGACCAGGAAGGAAGCTTTGACCACTACGAACTAAAGTGCTCAAAGCAAGTATCGCCGCTCCTGAAAGAATGGGCCGACGCGCTCTTGTTTGTGAATTATAAAGTCATCGTGACAACCGATGAAGATAAGCGCACCAAGGCCATCGGTGGCCGCAAGCGTATCATCCATACCCAGCACACGGCGGCCTATGATGCCAAGAATCGATGGGAATTGCCCGACCAGATACCGTTCGGGTTGCCGTTTGACTTTGGTGTGTTCGCCAAGGCCTTAGGTGAAAATACCAGCAAGCCGGTCGTCGAGGAAGCGGCTTCGCCGGTGGCTCGTCCGGGCGTGGACAAGATGCTCGAAACCGGGCAAGCGACGCTGGTGACGCCGGCGGCTGAACCCGATAAAAAAGAGTCCAAGCCGACAGCACCCGAGGATGTCCCACCGGAACTGTTGAAGCTTATGGTAGCGGATAAGATATACGCCATCGAACTCAAGGCATATTGTGAAGATAAATCATTCATACCGAAAGGGGGGAAGCTGACCGACATTCCGCCGAAAATACTGACACAAATGGTCTTGATGTCGAACTGGGTCAAGGTTGCCGGGAAGGTCAAGGCGGCGAGGAAGTAAGCAACGTAAAAGAAAGGAATTAAAATGCGTGATGTAAAAATTACAGCAGTATTGAACGGGTGGATTGTCAAGGTGGGATGTCAAACGCTGGTCTATAACGACAAGAAAATTCTCCTGCACGACTTAGGCGCGTATATGGCGGATCCAAAAGGAACGGAACAGGCGTTCATTAAAAACGCGGTCAACAAGCGTTTGATTGCCGACGCGCCACCGGGTGAGCCCAGACCTGCGCCGGACGGACCACCTTCGCCGCCAGTACAAAACCTTAGGGGGCCAGCGTCAGAGATGGGACCGCCGCTACTCGTGCCATCATATCCACGCGCGGGGTGTACCATAGCGGCTGATCAACGCGCGTCACGATCAATACGATAAACCCAAAACAACACAACGCAACAAGGAGATAATCATGAAAGATTGGAATAGTCCAGCGGATGTAGACGATACTGGTGGGAGCGCGATACTCAAAAACGGCGAGTATCGGTTTGTGGTCAAATCGAAAACCAACACCATATCAAAGGGCGACGTGACCGCCGGTGCGCATCAGGCCTCGTTGGTATTGATGATCTACGACATCAACGACGAACACTTCGAAAACAGAATCGGCACGGCCTATGATCGGCTGACTCTGCACGATAGCACCTGGGGAATGGTGTGCGCGTTCTTCCGTGCCATCGGTGAGCGCAAGCACGGAGAGTCCATCGTTCCCAATTGGGACGAGGTTGCCGGTGGTTCTGGCAAGGTGGTGTTGTATCAAGACACATACAACAAAAAAAAGACCTCGATGAAGGTCAAGCACTACCTGTTCCCGGACGAGGAGCCTGTCGAACACACCGAACCCGTGGCGGCGCCGGCCGATTTCGGCTAACACCAGACAATCAGGGGCGGCTATCGGATCGCGGACCTCCTGACGTGTTCCCTCCACGTTCCCGCGTCCGATAGTCCGCCCGAGGGGGGAATATGAACTTACGTCCATACCAAGTTGATGCCTTCGATGCCGTCTACGCCAAGTGGAAGGAATTCCGCAAGGTGTTGGTTGCGTGTCCAACAGGTAGCGGAAAAACTATAATTTTTTCGCATATCGCCGCAAGGGAAAAATTGGCAGGCAATTGCACGCTTATAACTTGCCATCGTGATGAACTTATTAGGCAGGCAGTAGATAAACTTCAAAAATCTACTGGCTCTGGATGCGCCATTGAAAAGGCTGATTCTACGTCAATCAGATCAGGTGAACCGATTGTAGTTGGTAGCATCCAAACCATGATGCGTCAATCCAGACTTGAAAAGTTTCCGCCAAATTTCTTTCAAACAATAATCATAGATGAAGGACATCACGCACTTTCCGAGTCTTGGCAACGAGTCCTAAATTATTTTCCACAAGCCAAGATCGTAGCTTTTACTGCCACCCCCGAGCGCGGCGACCGCAAGAACTTGGGCAAATACTTCGACGCCTTGGCCTACGAATACAGCCTGCGTCAGGCCATTACCGACGGCTGGCTGTGCCGTATCGTGGCCAAGACCCATCCACTCAAGATCGACCTGTCCGGGGTTAGGATAACTTCGGGGGATTACAACGAGGGCGACTTGGGGAACGCCCTCGACCCCTATCTGCCCCGGATTGCCGAGGCCATACCCGAGGACCGCAAGACGCTGATCTTCACTCCGCTGTGTATTACGGCTAAGAAGCTCCAAGCCATCTTGCGCGAGCAAGGGCGCCGGGCCTATTACGCCAGCGGTGAGGACCGGAGTCAGGTGGCGGCATGGGAGAAGGATGGTAAAGGCGCCATCATGCTCAACAGCCAGTTGTTCAACGAGGGCTACGATCATTCATCAATTGATTGCGTTGTTGTCCTGCGGGCTACCAAGTCGACTCCTTATTATCAGCAGATGATCGGACGCGGGACGCGGATATGGATTGGCAAGGACAATCTCTTGATTCTCGACTTCTTGTGGCAGACCACAAAGCACGATCTCTGTCATCCATGCAACCTGATAGCCGAATCCCCGGAAGTGGCCGAGAAGATGCAGAAGCGGCAGGAAGAATCCGATGGGCCTATGGACTTAGAGGACTTGGAATCGTCAGCCAAGCGTGACGTAATTAAGGAACGCGAGGAAGCCCTGGCGCGCGAGCTCCGGTCACAGCGGCACAAGGAGTCCCGGCTCATAGATCCGCTGTCGTATGCGGTCATGATTCAGAGCGAGGGGCTTGCTGATTACGAGCCGGTATTCGCATGGGAAGAACAAGAGCCTTCGCCCAATCAGTTGCAACTTATCAAGCGGTTCGGCATAAATCCCGCCAAGGTCAAGAGCAAGGGTCACGCCAAATATCTGTTGGATTCCATCATTGGCCGGAGCAGGAAGAAGTTGGCAACCCCAGGTCAAACCAGAACACTCAATGACGCCGGCTACTGGACAACCGATATGACCAAGACCAGAGCCAACGAATTACTGACGGAATTGAGTTCAAATTATTGGAAGATAAAGTTTTAATAACGAAAGGAGGTGATACCGGTGGCAAAAGGAAGTAAAGGTGGTGGTAAAGGAAATGGTGCGTGTGGCGGAACCCCGCGGCGCGATGGAAGTGGTGGTGGAACCGGAAACCGCGGAACCCCGCGACAGCCGAAAAGGAAGCGTTAAGATCGTAAGGCAACCCCGCCCGCCAGTCACGGGGGCGGGGGAGGCGTTGAAGGAGTGTATAACATGATCGATCAGGACAAAGCCCCTTGCATCCCGTTGCCCGTGCGACCAGATGACCGCGAGCGCGTGGACGAGAAATACAGCTGGCGTGACGGGTATAGCGACATTGACCGGGACTTCGGGACGGATTGGGGGAACAACGAATGAACGCAGAGAACGCAAAACGAATAAAGGAGGTGCGCGGTGAAACATTATGATTACATGAAGGGCTACAAAGCAACTAACGCAGACATGACCTGCCGCGGATTTAAGTTTGAACTTGGTAAATGGTATAAGCACGAAGGCGAGATTAAACAATGTGAGAGTGGGTTCCATTTCTGCGTCCATCCTTCTGGCCCGTGGTCGTATTATAACGATAAAGGAACGCGCTTGTTTGCAGTTGAGGCGCGGGATGTAATCGAAGAATACACTCCCGGCTCCGACCTAAAGGTTGTTTGCCACGAGATTCGGCTCCTTTCTGAAATAATACCGGACGGCGGCAGGAACACCGGCTACATGAACACCGGCAACAGGAACACCGGCGGCGGGAACACCGGCGACGGGAACACCGGCAACATGAACACTGGCGACATGAACACCGGCTACATGAACACCGGCTACATGAACACCGGCAACAGGAACACCGGCGGCGGGAACACCGGCGGCGGGAACACCGGCTACATGAACACCGGCTACAGGAACACCGGCGACGGGAACACCGGCAACAGGAACACCGGCGGCATGAACACCGGCTACATGAACACCGGCTACATGAACACTGGCAACAGGAACACCGGCAACAGGAACACCGGCAACAGGAACACCGGTGACGGGAACACCGGTGACGGGAACGCAACGAACCATAGCGCCGGATTTTTCTGCGTCAAAGAACCGAAGGTTGTTTCCTTTGACAAACAAACCAAATTTACGCACAAGAAATTTCAGGATAAATATCCCGAAGCCTCGCATTTAGGGGAGCGACTACTGTCCGACGCTCCCTTTGATTACAAAGAGTTTTCAAAACTTCCCGGTTGGACGCTTAAAAAATGCAAGGCGTTGCACCAGCGTTTTATAGACGGGAGAAGGTTGAAAAAATAACTCCCGCACCGCCCAAGGGATGACGTTAAAACCATGACCACCCAAACCATATTCCCGCTAATCCAAGTCATCTTGAGCGTTGGCGCGTCCGTGGTGTATGCGTGTAACGGCGACATTCGCCACGCGATTTACTGGCTTGCGGCAGCGGTGCTGGTGTTGACTGTTACGTTTTAACGCGGGGAGGAAAGGAAGGGATGAAGGCTAAATATAACAAACAGCAAATGATCAGACAGGCCATAGCGGATTATATGTACAGCGAAGGGTGTTCTTGCTGTGAAGATGTTGACGCGCACCGCGAACACAGGAAGCGGTTAGCAAGGTTGTTGTTTGTTCCGATGTATCCCGATAAATCCGGGTATGATTTTGGAAGATTCAGAACCGCACAACCCGCCGCCACGGCCTGACCGCCGGGAGGCAAAAGGAGGGTGAATGAGTTACGGAATACACAATCAGCAATGTTCATACTGTAATGGGCCTCATGCCCGTTCTGATTGTCCGCATTACGAGGCCGACATAGCAACATTCAGGCGCGACAATCGAAAACACATCATTA